CTAGGTAACTCCGATGGAGCACCTCCAGTAGCTGAAAAAACCGTGACAATCGACGACCTCCTAATTTCCAGTGCATTCGTTTATGAGCTAGACGAGACACTTGCACATTACGAATTACGTGGAGAGATCTCAAGAAAGATCGGTTATGCTCTTGCAGAAAAATACGATAGACTAGCTTTCAGAGCTATTGCTAAAGGTGCAAGACAAGCTTCTCCTATCACTAAGACTGGCTTTAAGGAGCCCGGCGGAACACAGATCAGAGTTGGTACAACAACTAACGATTCTGATGCTTACAACGCAGGCAGCCTAGTTAATGCATTCTATGATGCAGCAGCAGCTTTAGACGAAAAAGGAGTAAATAGTGCAGGCAGAGTGGCAGTTCTAAACCCTCGTCAGTACTACGCACTTATACAGGATATAGGTTCTAACGGTCTAATCAATAGAGATTCACAAGGTTCTGCATTGCAGTCCGGAAACGGAATCATCGAGATCGCTGGTATCAAAATCTATAAGTCAATGAACATACCATTCTTAGGTAAGCACGGTGTAGCATATGCTGGAACAACAGGTGAAACTTCACCTTCCAACTTAGGCGACAACATCGGTGATGCACTAACAGATGGTAGAGCTTCAGTATCTGGTATCAACAACAACTATGGTAACTCTACTGACTTCGGTAAGTCATGCGGTTTAATCTTCCAAAAAGAGGCAGCAGCAGTTGTAGAGGCTATAGGTCCACAGGTTCAGGTTACATCTGGAGACATATCCGTGGTATACCAAGGAGATGTAATTTTGGGTCGCATGGCTATGGGGGTAGATTTCCTAAACCCAGCAGCAGCAGTTGAACTTTACGTTGGTACTACAGCACCAACAGGATTCGGTACAACATACCCAGCTAACGCTTAATTTTATTCTTTATACGGGACCTTCGGGTCCCCTTTTTTTTATCTATGTCTACACCAATAACAACCGATACCGAACTATCCGCAGTTAATTCTATCTTGGGTAGCATAGGTCAATCACCTATAACACAATTAAGAGATACAACTACAGGCGTATTAATCAGTACAAACCCAGAGATATCATTTATACATAATTTATTAGTGGAAACTGTAAAAGATGTATTGAATGAAGGGTGGCATTTTAACACCGAGTATGGTATTAAAATTAGTCCTGATGCAAATAAAGAAATTAGTATTCCTAGTTCTTACTTACGTTACGACGTACATGAAGGACAAACAAGTAGACTTCTTGATGTAGTAAAGAAAGGTAATAAACTCTACGACAAAGTAAAACATACATTTGAATTTGAAAATGATGTATTAGTAGACGCAACTTATCTCTACGACTTTGAAGATATACCTTCTGCATTTCAAAGATATATAATAGCTAAAGCATCCACTAGAGCAGCTACACAGTTAGTTGGTGATGTTAACCTTGTTAAGCTATTACAAACTCAAGAAGCTCAAACTAGAGCAAACGTCATGGAGTATGACACACAACAAGGAGATCATAGTTTCTTCGGATTTAAACACGAACAAAACTACGACGCCTATCAACCTTACAAAGCATTAATTAGATAATGGCAAGTGTTACACAATTAGTACCTACATTAACCGGTGGAGTTTCTCAACAGCCAGATGAACTAAAAGTTCCGGGACAGGTTAATGTTGCAAACAATGTTTTACCTGATGTAACACATGGTTTACTTAAACGTCCCGGTGGAAAATTAATAAAATCTTTAAGTGACGGGACCAATAACTCCACTGCTAATGGTAGGTGGTTTCATTATTACAGAGATGAAGATGAACAATATATTGGTCAAGTTAGTAGAGCTGGCGATATAAATATGTGGAAGTGCAGTGATGGTTCAGAGATGACTGTTACAGGCGCTACAACAGCTATGACTAATTACCTAACACATAGTAATGATGAAGATATCCAAACACTAACTATCAACGATTTTACGTTCTTAACTAACAGAACTAAAACTGTTGCTATGGCTAGTACTATAGAACCTTTAAGACCTCCAGAGGTATTTCTTGAACTAAAAACAGTTAAGTATGCAGCTCAGTATTCTTTAAATTTATTTGATTCTACAAGTACTCAAACAGTTTCTACAGCAACTAGAATCAGCGTAGATATGGTAAGATCTAGTAATAATTATTGTACCAGTAATGGTCATATGGATACTCATGTAAATAGAGTAAATAATACTACTAGGTGTAATTCAGAAGCAGGACCCGGGTCAGATGATTTAGGTCCTAATGTAGGAACTAGGATATTTGAGGTAACAAGTGGTGGTACTTTAGTTGATAACGATGCTGTAGGAGGTACCTTAGATCAATCAGGTGACCCTCTATCTAACCAAAATTTCAGTTATCAAGTAAATATATACAACTCATCAGGCACAAGTGGTCAAACTGGTAGAAGTAATTTATATTTTAGAATCACTACCACAGGTCAGTCTACGCCCGTAGGAAGCGGATCGAACGTAGAGTATAGAACAAGGTATAACACAACTAACGACCTCCTTTACGGGGGCGAGGGATGGCAACAGGGCGATTATTTCTATGTGTATATGAAAGATGGTTATTATAAAGTAACTATTGACGAAATAAGCACATCACAAGTACAAGCTAACCTTGGATTAATTAGACCTAACCCTACATCTTTTGACACTAAAACAACAGTAACAGCAGAATCAATACTAGGTTCTCTTAGAACAGAGTTACTAGCTACAGGAAACTTTAATACAGTAGAACAAATAGGTAATGGTCTTTATATTACTAGAACTTCTAATGTACAAAATGGAGTTGAACAAAATACATTTAACGTTTCTACACCTGTTACTGATTTAATAAATGTAGTAGCTGGTGAGGTTCTTACTGTAGATGACCTACCACGACAATCAAAAGATGGATTTGTTGTAAAGGTAGCTAATAGTGCAAACGAAGAAGATGACTACTATTTAAAATTTTTTGCTCACAACGGGTTTGATGGCGAAGGTGTATGGGAAGAATGTGTAAGACCGGGAGATAAGACTAATTTTGATGCTGCTACTATGCCATTGCAATTAGTTAGAACTAACTCTACAACATTTACTTTGTCACAAGTAGCATGGGAAGGAGCACAAGTAGGTAGTACTGTTGTTGATGGTACTAACCCACAATCTTCTTTTGTAGGAAAGACTATCAATAAAATGGTATTCTTTAGAAATAGATTAGTAATGCTTAGTGATGAAAATGTAATTATGTCTCGTCCGGGAAACTTCTTTAATTTCTGGGCTAAGACTGCACAAACATTTTCTAACGTAGACCCTATAGATATATCCTGTAGTTCTACATATCCAGCTATTGTTTTTGATGCAATACAGGTCAACACAGGTTTAGTTATATTTACAAAAAATCAACAATTTATGTTGACTACAGATAGTGATGTACTTAATCCTAACACAGCAAAAATAAACAGACTTTCTTCTTACAACTTTAATCATAAGACTAACCCAGTTAACTTAGGAACTACTATAGGATTTTTAGATAATGCTAATAAATATAGTAGATTCTTTGAGATGTCAAATATTAGAAGAGAAGGTGAACCAGAGGTTGTAGAGCAAAGTAAAGTAGTATCTCAGTTATTTGAGAAAGATTTAAAAATTATATCTAATTCTAGAGAAAATGGATTGATATTATTTAGCGAAGAAGATACACCTACTTTGTATGGTTATAGATATTTTGTTTCTGGCAATGAAAGAATATTACAAGCATGGTTTCAATGGACTTTAACAGGCACTGTTCAATATCATTGCATGTTAGACGACGCATTATATGTAGTAGTAAGAAATAACAACAAAGATCAGTTATTAAAATATTCTATTAAGTTAGATGATAACGGTCATTTTGTAACTGCCGGAGAAGATTATCCTATACATTTAGATCATTGTACAAGTGTTACTACAGGTAGTGGTACTTATAATAGTACAACTAACAAAACTACTTTTCCAAAACCTACAGGATTTGAAAGCTCTAATGAAATTGCAGCTTACGATACTGATAACTCAGGATCTGGAAACTTTACAAATTTAGGTAGATTTGCAGATGTAACTATTAATGGTTCTAATCTAGAAATAACAGGAAACTGGTCTGGAGAGACATTCCTTATTGGTTATCAATATGAAATGCAAGTAGAGTTGCCTAAAATTTTCTTTACTTACAGATCTGGTAATGCTACTAGAAGAGATACAAGATCTGATCTAATAGTACATAGAGTTAAATTTAATTTTGGACAGATTGGATTTTACCATATGGAAGTAAATAGAATAGGTAAACCTTTATTTACTCACGAAGTAGAATCAACTCCAGCAGATGCTTACAATGCAAACGCTGTAGGTTTTGTACCAGATGTAACAGGAGTATTACCTTGTTATGAAAGAAATAAGAATCTAATAATTACTGTAAAATCTAAACACCCTTCACCAGCTACGATAGTTTCGTATCAGTGGGAAGGTAAATACACTAATAGAAATTATACACGTGTCTAAATACATTCACCCAGCAACATTGGAGGCTGCTATTGCAGTGGCTTCCAATTTACGCCCAGATGACTACAGAGAAATAACCGAAGGTCATGGACATGACCCTGAAAATGCAATAGTCGTAGGAATAAATAACTGCGACTCAGTGTATTTTAAGGTACCTGATGGTCAATTAGCAGGCATGGCAGGCGTATCTCCAGATGGAAAGATTTGGATGGTATGCACCCCTGCAATAGAAGACTACCCTGTTACTTTTGCTAGAGAAGCAAAGAGATATGTAGAGGGTAGAAAAGAAAAGTTATTATGGAACATTGTGGATAAACGCAATAAAGTACAT